GGCATTGACCAGAATGTCGCAGAGCAGCTAACTCGCAGCGTGCTTGATCCGAGCTTCGTGCGTCAGCAAGAAACGCTGATGAGCCTCACGCCAGTGCTTGATGAGCTTCGGCGCAGGGCATTGCAGCAGCAGACGCGAGCAACTGGTTATTCTGCTACCGCAGGAACTGCGGTGCCTGGATTGCTGGGGGAGTAATGGCCGACTACATTCGCCCGACACCGCGTAACCCGTTACTGGGTTTGCTATCTGACGCCTTAACTGGTGGCGTAGAGTGGATGCGAAGCCCGCAGCGTGCGCAGCAGATGCAAGGTCTAGGAGGGCTGCTCGCGGAGACAGGCATCCCCGCAACGGTTGAGCGCATGTCCTACGGCGAGCCTCTGACAAAGGGCAGAGGCATGACGACACGCCTGCGCCCAGAGGCCGAGGCGGCTCTTATGACTCTGGCACCGGAGGCTGTGCCGATTGGCCGTGCGGCGATGGCGGGGATTCGCGCCACGAAGGGGCTGCCGGTGGGGGCTTCAATCGTGTATCACGGCTCGCCTTATCGCTTCCAGCGTTTTGACCCCACGAAGATCGGATCGGGTGAGGGTGCCCAGGCTTACGGATATGGTCACTATGTAGCTGAGAGTCCTGGGGTGGCAAAGCAGTACCAAGAAACTCTATCTCAAAAAACATTTTCTAGGCTGGAGCAAAAAGGCCGTAATGATTACAGGGTGACGGCTCCAGATGGTTCGGTTCTTATAGATGGTGTCCCACTAGGTAGAGCAACTCAAGTAAAAAATGAGTTTGATAAAGGACAGACAGGCTCCCTTTACACCATCGACCTCCCCGATCCCGCGATTGCTCGGATGCTGGATTGGGATAAGCCGTTGAGTGAGCAGCCAGAGAGTGTGCGTAAAGCAGTTTTACCGCTTCTTAATGATGCATTCCAGGTGCGCCAATATAAAGGTGGCTGGGGGAACTTAGAACCAGATGCCAACGCGGTACGTGATGTATTCACAAAATCGGGGCAACCACTAGGAACATATTTGGCGGCAGATGCCGACGCGCTCAATTTTTCAGGAAGTGCAATCGTAAAAGCTCTTGGAAACATGGACAAACAGTCCGTGGAGGTTTCCAAAAAATTGCGTCAAGCAGGCATCCCCGGCATCCGCTACCTAGATCAAGGCTCACGCGGCGCAGGACAGGGCACCAGCAACTTCGTAGTCTTCCCTGGCGAGGAAGATTTGCTGCGCATCCTTAGCGTCGAAGGCGGTCTTCTCGCGCCTTAACGCGCCCGTCTCTCAATCAGATCCAGCACCTCGCCATCACCGGCCTGCTCGGCAGTTGGCGCAAACAGAGCGCGGTTACGCGAGGCAGCGCCTTCTCTCGGATCGCATAGGTAATACACCGCCAAGGATTTGCGGTGCTGTCCTACAGGGCACGCTACAGGCTCAGGCAGGCCGTGCCAAGCGTTTGTCGTGTCAAAGATCACAGCGCGGTTAAACAGCGGCGCGATTGACTTCACCAACTCGCCGGGCTTGCCATTGTCATCGCGCCACAGCCCGAGCGAGCCGCCCCATGACTCCTGCCAATCAGGGTTAAGGTACACGATGAGATTAAGGCGGCGCTCCAGCTTGATCTTAGGATGGATGCTGTAGTCCAGATGCGGGTTTAGCTTACCGCCAGAGCCGTGAATGTGTAGGCCGGCACCGTGAAGGCCGTAGTCTGGGAATAGCCTGCCATTCGTCAGAGCCTCAAAAGGCAAGATGCACTCCAGCGAGTTCATGTCATAGAAGAACCTGTACATGTCCGGCGAGAAGTGGTGCCAGTTGTTGCAGGTCTTCTTCACCTCGATGGCGTTATCGTATGAATGCCAGATCGGTGAATCGAAGTCGGGGAAGTCGCTGGACAGTTGCAGAGCCTGCTGCTCATCCATGAACCCGTCAATCACCAGATGCGGGAACGGGTCGAGGCTATCCCACTTCATTGGCGGGCACCGTAGGCGGCGATCAGCGCGGCATCGCTGCGCCCGTTATCCTTGACGCGCTTGAACAGTTCAGCGTGCGCCGGGAAAAGCTGCGCAGCGCGATAGCGCGAGCCGTCCTTGCCTTGCGGCACATCCAAAGCGCGCTGCCATGTACGAGGCGGGATCGTCGTTGTCGGAATGTCGAGGGCTGCGAGTATCCCAAGGACAACGCCCAGGCTCTGGCCCATGCTGAACATTGACGTTACGCCCTGACCGGGCATCGCGTTAAGTCGCTCTAGGTACGCGCAGCCGGGTGCTGCCTGCCTGATAAGGCGGGCCAGCTCGGCGGCATTGACCATGCGCTTTGACTTGTTGTTGCGCTCCAGCGTCACGGTGGGCATGTCGTGGACTTCTAGGAGATCGCCGTTTTCGATCAGCGCGATTGCGCCGTCAAGGCCAATGTCGATGCCGAGGGTTTTCATGCCTTAACGGCTATTTCTAGGCTTTCAGACATCTTCTTGAGGCGAGCGGCTACGAGGGCATCAACTGCATCCTCCAGCCGTCTTACGGACCCGTAGAGCGGCTCGGTGATGCCGCCATGCCAGCGGCTGACCTGCGCCTGATCGATCTCCGCAACGCGGCACACATCGGACATGCGAAAGCCTGCCGCCTCGGCCTTGTCCTTTATTTCAGAAATCGCTTGCTGCGCGTAAGTTGTCATGCGTAGAATTGTATCCCGCTGATGACTTGCAAGTCAAATGGCATGGCAAAAAAAGGGCGAGGCGTGAACCTCGCCCGAAGGGCATGGCAACTGCGGGGAGACACCGCAGTCGAGACAGGAACAGGTTGCCCTGGCTCCGGGTTGATTCTAAGGGTCTGAATATCCGACTAAAATGTAGGGGAGTTGACAGTCTAGTCAACTGTGATATGATGCAGTTGTCAGCAACAAACTAGGAGAACGCAACATGAACCACAACCACAGCAACAACACGGGCCGAGTGCATCGAACGATGGAATCTGCTTTCGGCCCCTACTCTCGCGGATCGATCCATGAGCCGTACACCCCAATGACCAAAGCAGACCGCATCGTCGTCGGTGTCAGCATCGTCGTCATGGTCGGTCTGCTCACGGCGCTGCTGCTGGGGGCGCTATGAGCCTCAAAGAGTCCGTCAAGGAGATCGTCGAGCAGATGGCACCGCCAGCTAATGCAGTGGGGTTGCTCACTGCGGATGAAGTGCGGCGCATCATCGAGGAGGCCGCTAACCGTGGCGCAATGGCTGGCTGGGCCTGCGCGATGCGTACCAACGAAAACCGCACAAAGGATGCGCCATGAAGATTGAAAAGAATATCCCGATGCCTAAGACGTTTCCTTTCGATCAAATGGAGCCTGGGGACTCATTTGCTATCCCTGCTGAGATCGGCAAGAACCGAGTTTCTGTCTCAGCGTACAGGCACGCCAGGATCAACAAGACCAAGTTCTCGATCAAGAGAATGCCTGACGGCAGCTACAGATGCTGGAGGGTTGCGTAATGAGCAACCCATTCGATTGGCGCAACTACACGCCAACCATTAACCTCAAGTCGATGGAGACATCAAGGCGGGCATCCTACCAAGCCAGCCGCGTGGTCAATCAGAAGCGCCTTGCGGGTGTTGAGCCATCTGCGCCCTATGCGGAACGCACAGCGGCGCATCTGGCGGCGCTGCCTGGGCAGATGGCCGTCGAGATGCCGAAGATGATTAAGTATCGTCAGAAGAGGGGACGCAAATGAGCATTGACGTGATGAAGCAGGCGCTAAAGGCGCTGGAGCGATACGCGCCTCAGCACGGGCACCCGGACGACATGAGCGACGCCATCACCGCCCTACGCACCGCTATCAAGCAGGCTGAGAAGCAGGAGCCTGTGGGGTGGGAGCATCACGAGTACCGACCGTATGGTGCGCCGGGGGAAATACGAATCCACGCTATTTTAGTTAGCCAGTACACGATGCCTGACGGATCGTTGAGTGGGGATTTTGAGTGGATTGTCAATCAGTACAGAGAAGACAAAAACACCATCAAACTGATTCCCCTTTACACCACCCCACCCGCAGCACAGCGCCAGTGGGTCGGGCTGACGGATGAGGAAATGTACTTGAACTGCCCTAACTGGTTGAGCCAAGAGCAATGCAAGGCTTGGATTCAACAGATCGAAGCCAAACTCAAGGAGAAAAATCATCGCTGAACAACCCGAATCCCTGCGGCTGGCTGATTGGTGCCGCACATGGAATACGACTGTGCATAACCAAGTTGAAGCCGAACTACGCCGCCAGCACGCGGAGATTGAGCGCCTGACAAAGTTCTGTGACGACCTCATCTGCGAACTGTCGGGCCTAAGAATGTCGGCGATTATGCAAAAGCGGATCGACGAACTCAAGGAGGACACATGAACCGAGACGACATCATTAAGTGGGCGCGTGAGGCTGGAATACTTCCAGATGAAGATGGAAGTCATTATTGGATTTCGCATGACAGTGAACTTCAATGTTTCGCCACCATCGTCGAAGACGCGCAGGCCAAGCGCATGCACGCCGAGGGCATGGTCACCGTCGGCCACATGCGCCAGCAGATCGCAGCCGAGCGCAACAAAGTGGCCTCATGGATGATGGCCCAGGGCTATGCCACCGGCCACGGTGACACGGTTGAAGACCTGCTGAAAGAGTTGGAGTGGCAAGTGCGTGAGTCCGAGCGCAACGCCTGTGCAGCCATCGCAAGACAGTGGGATGTTGACCACCCAGCATCGAACTACGGCGGGTGCATTGCAAACCTGATCGAAGCAAGGGGGCAGTCATGAAACAACAGTACAAGTTGTACCAAGCCCCCGATGCAAATACGATCACTTTCCACAGCATGAACACAGGATGGGTGATGCGTATCACGGCAGAAGGGCGCATTGAAGTGGCTGATGGCGCTGATGTGACCGAGGCGGCACAGAAGGTCTTGGATGCCATGAAAAGCATGTTGGATGTTTGCTTTAGGAAGGCTGTTCTGGCAGAGCGCGAGGCGTGTGCGCGGATTGCTTGGAACTTTGAACCCGACGAAAACGGCCCGATTGAAACAGCTATCCGAGCAAGGGGGCAGTCATGAAAGAAGACATTATCAAGATGGCGCAAGCGTGCTGGCCTTCTGACAGGCGTATGTGGGCAGTCGACGCTGACTTGCCTAGGCTTGAACGCTTCGCCGCCCTTGTCGCCGCAGCCGAGCGCGAGGCGTGTGCAGACATCATCGACGCGCTCAATCAGGCCAAAGACGCACTGCACATGGCAACGCTGCCTTTCCCGATTGATGAGGTGAAGACACAACGTGCTCTGGAGGCTGTGTGGAAAGTGTGTGATGCATTTGCAAGGGAACAGACATGACCAATGAGCAGATCGCAACTCTCTGGCGTGAGCATCAGGAGGTGCATTCATTCGCTAGGACGATTGAGTTCATCGCGGCGCAAGAAGCGCGTGATGCGTGCGCGGCACTCTTAGAAGAAAACGCTATGCACTGCACACACCCTCTGTTCCGCAACCTGCTGCAAGCAAACGCCCAAGCCATCAGAGACATCGGTAAGGACAAGATGCCACTATTCGATGACTGGGGGTGCCCACCTTGCAATAACAAATGCAACCAGGGCCGCGAGTGTCCTGCGAAAAGCAAATGACAGACACCAAAATCAGCCGGCGCATTGCCCAGGTTAGGGCGCTTCTACACGCAAACCCTGACGGACTCACAGTCAGCGAGATCCTTGAGAGGATACCGTCAATGTATCAAGCGCATCTGGCTCGCATTCTGCGGGCAATGCCTGACTCTTACATCGACAGGTGGGTGCGAGGGAAAACACCGGGAGCGCATCGAGCAGTGTGGTGCGTGATAGTGCCGCCAGAAGATTGCCCCAGGCCATATCGGTCAGACGAGTCAATAAGGAGAAAGCGCAAATGAACGACGAAGAAAGACAGACCCTCAGAAATCACATCATCTTCCTGGGCACGAAGCTAGAGCAAGAAAGGAAAAGCAGCATGGCTAAGAGCGAGCTTCTGCGCCGACTGCTGGACCGCGAAGACCTTGGATGGGCGGTCACTGACGAAGTGAGAAGCCTCGCGTACCAGTGCCTGACAGATGAGTATCTGCAATCGCGTGAGAAGGAAAACCGTCATGATTGAGCTACGCCCATCGGCAGCAGATCGGTGGATCGCCTGCCCTGCCAGTGCAAGGCTGTCGAAGGACATCCCGCCAACGCCAGCAGGGGACGCGGCGCAAGCTGGCACAGCCATTCACGCGCTCGCGGAGGACTGCTACCAGTTCGACGATGACCCGATGAATCACCTCGGCGCAACCGTCGAAGGCGTGAAGCTCGCAAAGTGGCACTGCGATATGGCAGAGGATCACCTGCAATGCATCAAGGACATTGAGGATTTCGTCGGCAGGTACAACGTCAGAATCGAGTCCAAAGTCTCCTACCTTGAGAGCGATGAAATCAGGTTGCGAGGAACGGCTGACGTTATCGGCGTGTCGAAGGACAAAAAGGTTCTCATCGTTGCCGACCTGAAGACAGGCGCTAACTACGTTGATGAGGACAGCAATCAACTGAAGGTCTACGCGCTGGCCGCGATCAAGTCGATGAAGCTAAACGAGATTGAGAAGATCGAGCTACAGATCAACCAGCCTCGCGCTGGTGGTGTGCGCATTCACGTTATGGACATCACTGATCTACGCAAGTGGGAGCATGAGCAACTTATCCCCGCGATCTACGAAGTCATGGACCCGCAGGCAAAGCCAAAGCCATCAGAGAAGGCTTGCCAGTACTGCCCCGCAAAGCTGACATGCCCTGCGCAGCAGGAGTCATTCGACGTCATCGAGGCGCAGCCCAACATCACCGCGATGACCAAGGATGAGATCAATCAGGTCATGGTCACGCTCTCAGATGAGCAGGTGAGCAGCCTCCTAGATCGCGCACCTATCGCAGAGTCATTCATCGACGCGCTGCGCAAGCACGCCCTAGAGCGCATGAAGGCCGGGGGCACGCTGCCGGGTTGGCAGCTCGCGCCCAAGCGGGCAGCGCGCAAGTGGGGCGATGAGCAGAAGGCAAAGCAAGCCCTGATCGATGCAGGAATCAACGCAGATCAACTCTATTCAACAGAGTTCATCTCACCCGCAGCAGCCGAAAAGCTGCTGCCGAAAGAGCAAAAGGCGATTCTTGAAGAGCTAACCGTTAAGGAAAGCTCGGGAATCACTATTGCAAGAGACGCAAGCCTGCGTCAATAATGCCCGCTCTGGGCGAAACCTCAACCTTTGAAAGCGAAACGCAAAATGCTTAATCTATCTTCTGGCGGTGGCAATGGGAACTTCATCCGGTTCTCTCCTCAAGCGAATGCCTGGACGAACTCCCAAGGAGAGGAAATCCAACTCAAGAAGGTCATCTTCGATGTTGACAATGTGCAAACCGGGTGGCTCCTGCTCGGTGTAGGTGTACGCGACTGGCAACCCGATGCAGCCGTAGGCCGCAAAGGTGCGCAGCCGACACCGGAACATAAACGCGGCTTTAACGTCACGTTTTACAACAAGCAACTCGGCACCTGCGAGTGGTCATCGAACGGCGTAGGCCCGAACATGGGCCTTGAGCAGCTTTACGTTAAGTGCATGGAGGAGCGCAAGGCGCTGCCGCTTAACGAGTCTCTGGTGCCTGTCTGCGAGTACAAGGGAAGCAAGCTGGAGAAGATCGGCAAGGGCACCACGCGAATTCCTCACTTCGATGTCGTCGATTGGATCGCCCGGCCTGCTGGTATGGATGCCAGCAGTGTCGAGGAAGTCGCAGCACCAGCACCAGCACCAGCTCCTGCGCCTGTGGCGAAGACGGCGGCGCAGCGGGCTGTCGAGGAAAACGATGACGAGATGTTCTGACGTTAAGTCTTGAGGAGGCCGGGGCCAGTTGGTCCCGGTTTTTTTGACTCTGAAAAAAGTAAGGCTCAAATGCAAGCCGAAGAAATAGCAAAAACCCTGGGCAACGCCAAGAAGGTCAACGGGCAATGGCTCGCCTCCTGCCCAGTGCCAGGGCATGGCAGAGGCAATGGAGACAAGAACCCGTCACTGTCAATCAGTGATGGCACAGACGGGAAACCTCTTTTCCACTGTCACGGTGGATGCGATCAGGGAACCGTCTTTAACGTGATGCGCGAGAGAGGAATGCTGCCCGAGCTAGAGCAAAGGCCGGAACCCTTGTCTCTCATCAAGCCGATGGTGGCAAGCCGGCAGCTTGAGCATGAGTGGAACTACACCGACGAGGAAGGCGTAGTCCTATTCATCAAGCAGCGGTATAGGACAACGGACTCGAAGGGCAAGGACTACAAGCTCATCAAGGTGGACGAGGCAGGCCGCAGACACGCGGCAATGGGTGACGCGAGGATTGTCCCGTACAAGCTACCGGAACTGCTCGACGCGATCTCCAAGGGACGTTACGTCTATCTGACGGAAGGCGAGAAGGCGGCAGACGCGATCATCAGCCTAGGCTCTGTCGCCACAACGTCTCACGCTGGCAGCGGATCATGGCCGGAGGCCATCACGCAATACTTCGCAGGGGCCAATGTCGTGATCCTGCCGGACAACGATCAGCCCGGCTGGAAGTACGCCAGGAAGGCCGCAGCCAAGATATTGCCGGTAGCCAAGTCGGTCAGGATCATCGACCTGGGTGGCGATGACCTGGGCGACGATGCCTATGAGTGGATACACCTGCAAGGCAAGACGCGGCAGGATCTCGCCGATCTGGTCAAGGGGCAAGCCCCAATCACCTCGGAGCAGGAGATCAGGACGCCAGAGCGCCTCAAGGAAAAGCCACCAGAGGCAGCAACGCCGGCTACGCCGGCAGAGCAAACCCAAGCAACGACAAAGACAACAGACGCGCCAGATGCGAAGCAAAAGGCGCAGCGTAGAGCCATCACGCTTGAAGCATGGGACGAAATCAGGGATGAGCCGGTCGAGTGGCTCGTCGATAGGGTTATCCCTAAAAAGGGTTTCGTTGCGCTGTACGGTCCCCCAGGATCATTTAAGTCATTCATAGCCCTGGACATCGCGGCAGCTATTGCCCGCGAGGCCCAGTGGTTTGGGCATCAGGCGAAGCCATCGGACAACGGAGCGGTCATCTACATCGCTGGCGAAGGCCACGGCGGCATAGGGGCGCGGATTAAAGCCTGCCGCATCCACCACAACATCGAGGGAGGCATCCCGATCTACTTTGTACGCCACCAGATCAACCTTAGAAGCAGCGCGGAGGACATAGCCAGCCTGTCAGTTGCCATCAAGGAGCTAAACGATGCCATAAAGATCAAGGTGGACTTGATCGTTATCGATACCTTAGCCAGAGCATTTGGCGGTGGAAATGAGAATTCCAGCGAGGACATGGGAGCTTTCATTACGTCATGCGGCTACTTGCAGGAGGAATTCGAGGCCGCGCTGATGGTCATCCACCACTCGGGAAAGGATGTTGCAAAGGGTCTGCGAGGCCATTCCAGCCTGCTCGGAGCCGTCGATACAGAGCTTGAATTGATCCGTTTTGAGGATCAGCCGCGAGGCGTTTTGACTGTTTCAAAGCAAAAGGACGGCGAGGATGGCATTAGATTTGGGTTTGAGATGGTCGAAATAGACATAGAAGACATAGACAAACCAAGCCTCAGCCTTGACGAAGGACGCAAGTCATTGGCAGTTCAACCGAGCGATGAATCGTTACGCTCAGGCATGAGTGATGCCAAAAAGGAAGCTCTAAACAGGGCAGGTAAGGGAAGAAAGCAAGCAATTGCAGTTGAAGCTCTGACAGAGGCGATTAGTACTAAAGGTACACACTGGAAAGTTTCGGCAGGCATCAGAAAGTGCGTTAGGTTGGAGCAATGGAGGGCTGCTTTTGCTCAAAAAATGGGCACAGATGAGGAAGGAGATGAAGCGTTTAGGTCGGCCTGGAGGCGGGTAAGGAGTGACAAAGGAAGGCCATCTAACATCAGAATTGATAACGAATGGGTGTGGATAGAGGATTCCGTCAAGGTCGATGAGCAGTCTTTTTAGGGGTCAAAATAGGGGCGGTCGAATCGTGGTCGAATCGTGGTCGAATCGTCACGATTCGACCGCAGGTAAAGTCCGG